TTCAGGAAGTGGTTCTGAGTGGCGCTAGTGGTAGCAACGATTTCAGTTCTCTGAACGGCACCAACGTTTTCGTTATCGCCCCTCCTTATAACACTGCCACGGACTCAGAGTACTCTCTGAACTACGTATTCCTGGCCACCAACGCTATCGATGCCTCAAACATCTATAACGCTGTTGTTCTGGCTGGTGGAACTGCCAACATCACCACCGCTCCTGCCGGTGCCTTCACTGTTGCTGTTCCCTCTAACGACACCGCTCTGGTATCTTACGCTGATCCTTACTGGGATCTGCCGGTTGATATCAACGGTCAGACCTCCGACCTGATTGAGAACATTTCTGGCGCTAATGCTGGTGTTAACACTCTGCACCTGCCCGGAACTCTCCAGGACGCCACTGACACCTACCGTCTGAACTGGATTAGCCGTACCCTGCTGAACCCCAGCAGCCGAGTGGCTCTCTACGGCGGCGCTGTTCCGACTTTCGTCGGTTCCGCTAACTTCAACGTTTTAGGTCACGGCCTCCGCAGCGGTCAGAAGATCTTCTTCACCCAGCCGATTTCTGTGACCGTTGCAGGCCCTGTAACCAGCAATCTCGTCAGTCAGACCACCAAACTCGTCAGCCGCCCTTATTGGGTCAAGGTTGTCGACGCCAACAACTTTGTGCTTGCCAACTCTCTGGCCAACTACACCGTTAGCTCGTTTATTGCATTCCCGGCTGGTGGTGCAGTAAGCACCTACCCTTCGATCTTCTACTCCCAGGTTCTGGGTGGCGGTCTCACAACCGTTTCTCCGATCGAACTGCTGACTCTGCCCATGATTCGCGCTCGTAAGTACGAGTTCGACTCTAGCTCCATCTTCAACTCTGCTCTGGATGCTTCTGTTGCTCCTGGCGCTGTTGGTGGTGTCAACCCTGCTGTTTCAATCTACCTGAACAACAGCTCGGTTATCCTTGGCGAAGATCAAATCACCCCTTATGGTGAAAACCTGACTGATCCCCTCACTCTGTGCAGCTGGCTGCCTTCGCTGAACCTGGTAAACCCAACCGCGACTCCAGTTTCCACCATCGGTAACGCCTACTGCGTTCCTACAGTTGACCAGTTCTTCCAGCCCGAAGCTTACTTCGTGCCTGCTGTTCAACCGATTCTTGGTGGAACCTATAACGCTGCTGGTTCGGGTACTGACGGTCCTCTGCTGACTGTTACAAACCTCAGTGTTGCAGCCGTTGCTCAATCCTCCGGTACTTACTTCAACGTTCCTGTTACTCCTGGTTCTGGTGTTGGAACTGGCGCCTTAGCAACAGTAGTTGTAAGCGGTGCTAACATTGTAACTTCCGTAACCATCACCTCTGGTGGTAATGGTTATACCACTGGTGATACAGGTCTTGGTCTTACCGGAGCGGGTTATGTCGGTTTCACTATGGACGCGGCCACCGTTTCTAACGTCGGGGTTGTAAGTGCTTCCACCACGTATGCTCTTGCTGCTGGTGTGAACAACGGTGATTCCGGTAACGATCTCGTGGCCATCCAGGATCGTCTGGTTGGTGTTTACTATGATGTAACTGGCACCGGTGTCACTCCCGATGGCAGCACTCCGGTTGCAAACGGTGACCGTATCGTTCTTCAGTACGATGGTACCATCTACACCTGGGCTGTTGTTCCCGCTGCTAGCGTTGGTGGTGACCTGACTTCTGGTGGTCAGCCTTGCTACGGCGGTCAAGTCGAACTGGTGTTCACACCTGAGCAGACTCCTCCGAGCAGCCTGTGGCGTTTCGATGCCATCACCTCCATCGAGATCATTGATAATGCTCTCCGTGGCGTTGGTTTCAACGGTGTTCCTCAAGCTGTGTTCATCGAGCGCGGTATTGACAACGTTAATGCCCTGTACGACGATTCTCAGCGTTACTTCAACCCCTTCGGCTTCATTGCCTACTACGGTCCTTGGATCGAGAATGGCTCTGGCGTTTACATCCCGCCCTCACCTTATGTGACCGGTGTGGCTGTTCGTCGCTACCGCGCTGAAGGTTATCAGTTCCCGCCTGCTGGCGTTAAGTACCAGCTGGCCGACGCTGTGTCCGCTCAAATCCCCATCAACTCCGCTCAGCAGAACCTGCTGAATCCGGATGGTTGCAACGCGATCCGCACTCTGCCTGGTTATCCCCAGAGCGCCGTGTTCATCTGGGGTGGTCGTACCCGCGTCAACTCGAAAGATGCCCAACAGCGTCTGTACCAGTTCGTCAATACTCGCGTTATCCTCAACGTAGTCTACGGCTCGCTGCGTACCGCCTTCGACAGCCAGATCTTCAACGTGATCGACGGTTTCGGAATCATCTACAACCAGATCATCTCGGTTGGCAACAGCGTTCTGAACCAGCTGTACGTCAAGGGCGCTCTGTTCGGTGCTCGCCCGTCCGATGCCTTCCAGGTTATCTGCGATGAGCGCATCAACCCGCCTGCCGACCTCGAGAACGGCATCGTGAACGCCAAGGTGTTCGTGACTCCTGTTCCGACTCTGGAGCGCATTCAGATCGACCTCATTCGTGTGGCCATCGGCCAGATGCAAAATGAGCTGGATATCCAAGGTCTGGGTACTAACCAAGGCGGTCCGATCTCGGCGCCAGGTAACTGATGAAACTAGAGAGTCAAACAATGTATAGGGACCTAAACCTCAGGCTACCCGAGACTCTCTTTTTTCATCTGGAACGACAAGCTGAGGAGCAGGGTGTTTCACTTGAGACGCTCTGCTTCTCCCTTCTCTCCGGTCAGAAACAAGAAGACTCGTTAGTTGATCCAACCTACTATCAATCAATGACTTTGGATATCTTGCGTAAAGAGATCCGTAAAGTTGTAGAAAGTGACTTACCGAAAGAGGAAGTCCGAAAGAGAGTCAACGCTCTCGAGTTTCAAATCTCTCGTAGATACATCCGATGAGTGATCCTGAAGTATTATCTCCATCGATCCGAGGGATTACCTACCCTTTAACGGTGGATAACGGAAATCTTGCCACTAGCGTTGATTACGCTTTAACCACGCAGCAGATTCGTAGTGTGGTTGAAACTCGCTATTTTGAGCGCGTAATGCGAGCTGAGTATGGAATCGGCGATTACGTGCTTGAGATCTTGGACCCAGGGTTGATTAACTCTGCGATTCAATACAGCATTTTACAGAATGTCTCTGGTCTGAGTGACTTAAGTGTGACTGGAGACTGGAAAACACAAGGAGATGATGGCGTATATCGCGTTTTCATTGAATATTCAATCAATGGCGTCCCGCAACCACCCTTAAACTTCGCACTTGCGAACTAGCCGGGTAAAACTAACCAACACAGGGCAAATCACGAGAGACTTGGATGGCACAAAGATTCAAGACAGCACCAGTCCCGTCGGGTGAAGTCGCGAAGTATACAAGCGACCCGTATAATCTATCGTCCATTTACATGTTCGGTAGCTCCTCTCCCTTCACAGGGCAGGGGAATACGATCGTGCGCCCCAACGATGACCTCCTTATTCAGAAAGGTGGTAACCGCGCTCTCGTTGTCTACCAGCGTTTACTCTACGATGAGCAGGTGCAAGGTTGCTTCAGTAAACTGATGCAAGAGGTAACCTCACGTCCATGGTATGTTCAGCAATATTCAGATAAGCCAGGAGACCTGGCAGTCCGGGACTTTGTTGCAGAAGTCCTGGAAGAAATGCCGCTTGATGATATTTATAAGGGAATGGCAGAGTGCCTGGTAGCAGGTTTTTCTGTCGGAGAGATCATGTGGAAGAAAACCAAGCGAGGAGTAATCCCGTATGACGTCCGCATGCGTGACCAACGTCGTTTCGTATTCCAGGAAGAGCAAGATGCCCAAACTGGTTTCACAATGCGTTGCCTTACCTTCAACCGCATGTTCGAAGGTGTGGAGCTACCTCAGAGAAAGTTCATCGTCAACCGTTACTGGGTTTCGCACAACGGCGACCCATACGGTGCTGCTCTCGGTCGCATTCTTTACCCTCTCGTCAAGTTTCGGCGCCGTGCCATCGAATCTTACGTGCTCTACGGCGACCGTTACGCGACGCCGACTGCTGTCGCTAAAGCCCCGCTCTCAGCGAGCACTCGAGAACTGGATACGCTCTACGGCCATTTATCCAATCTCTCCCAAGAAACGGCAATGATTCTGCCAGAAGGATACGAACTTGAGTTCGTTGTTCCGTCTGGGTCCCCAGAAGTTTTCAAGACTCTGATTGATTATATTGACAAGGAAATCTCTTTAATCATCTGCGGAGAGGATGAAGCCGGAAGAGCAGAGGCTGGTTCCCGAGCTTCGTCTCAAGTTGCCAACACGATCCGTGTGGTACGAGCGAGCGAGATCTCAGAGATGCTTTCTCACACACTTACTCAGACGTTGGTGCGTTGGATCGTTGATCTCAACTTTGGCGTAGACGTCGCCGCTCCGGTTCTAACTCGCGAGTTCCGTATCGAAGAGTCGTCTCTGACGATGCCAGACGTTTCACTCATGATTCAGTCTGGGTACACTCCTCGTAAAGAGTGGATCGAGCGTCACTTCCGTGTAGAGCTGGAGGACAAGAGCGCGAGCGAAGAAAATGCTCAAGAGAATACCACCTATAAACCACAACAAGATCAAGACCTGTTTGGTTCCATTTTTGGCGACCAAGCTGGACCTACACAAGGGCAAAAAGCTGCTGCTGCCGGAGACTTGGAAGCTGCAAAAGCCGAAGTTGCACCTCCAGAAGGTGCCATACCGGAAGAATCTGATGCAGGCATGATTCAGTCTGCTACACCCGAGGATGAACTCGCACAAGCGATTGACGAGCTTCCGGAACCGACAAAAGAAAAGCAATCGGTAATGACCTTAGCAGACTTGCTTGGTGAAGATGACGAGGAAGAGACGAAGCCATTCGGTGATGAAAGGATTACCGAAGACGAAGCAGTAGATATGGATAAAAAGTAGGGTAAAATGTTGGCAATGGGTCACTAATAAACACGGTGTTTACAAAACGCATCCACGTCTTCAAAGCAGGTGATCAAACTTCCGCTCAAGGTGTTCAGAGACATTTCTCTGAAAAGGACCTAGACCAGGTTGTTAAAACATATGATCCCTCGATCCATGAAGCACCCTTAGTAATCGGTCACGCTGGTGACAATGATAGCACTCCCGCTTACGGTTGGATCAAAGGATTCGCCAAGCAGGGGGGCAACCTGTACGCCGACGTTGCCTTTACTGATACAGCAAAAGATCTGGTAAAAGACGGGCATTACCGCAAGGTTTCTATCTCGTTCTATTCGCCAGACTCTGCTATCAACCCCCATAAAGGAAAGTGGAGTGCTCGCCACCTTGCTCTGCTGGGGGCGTCCCCTCCAGCCGTTAAAGGATTAGAACCCTTCTCCTTCTCGGAGGCGGAGGGGGTCTACGACTTTGCCGTAGCTCTCGCTCCCTCGGACATCTTCGATGATGAACTCGGACCGACCATGATTGTCGAGAAGAGCCCTCTCGAGATGCTTCGAGAGAAACTCGATGCTGTCCGCGAGGATGTCTCGAGTGCGGTAAAAGAACTGCAAGGTAACCAACAAACTCAACCTACCGAGCAAATGGAAGATGTCGCAGCTTCTTCGGTGACTGAACAACCGGAGACAGCCCAAATGTCCAACCCAGAAGCTCCACAATTCAAAGAAACCAGCAAAAACGTGGGTCGCGAAGGAACTGAAATCACTCAGCAGACGGCTGACCTCGAAGATCAATTTCCGGAAGAGGAATTTATGGACCAAGGAAAAATCAGCCGGAAGCACGTCAAAGGTGCCCACGGCCAAGTTATGCAAGTTGTAGAAAACGTCTACGACGAAGCTCACAAAGAATCTACCGACGAACGCAAAGCTGCTGCTGACCGTGCCTTCGAAGCCAAGCGCATGAAGAAGGAAGGAAAGACTGGGGAAGCCAAAGAAGTTAAGCGTTTCGGTAAAGAAGAAGACGAGCTTATCAAAGAAGCCAAGCACGGTGAACTGCCTCCCGCTCTTAAGAAGCGTGCTGCGGAAGTCAAAGAAAAAGGCCATTTCGCTGAAGACCACGCCGAGCTGGAGTACGACGAAGTCTCCTACAAGACTAATCCTTCCCAGGGTGTGGTCAAGTTCGGCAAGAAGTCCGAGGCTGACGACGATGACGACACCGGTCGTTATGAGACCGCTCGTTCTACCGACAACGGTTACGTTGATCGCATGAAGACTGGCAAAGCTGGTGCTGATGGTAGCGTAGGACGTTTCAAGACTGCCAAGTCTGGTGCTCAAGACACTGATCGCATGCACACCGCTGAAAACGGTGAGCAAGACGACGATCGTATGCGCACTGCTAAAGAAGCCGAGATGGCTTCTGACGGTGAAGAGCGTTGGGCTGGCCAAGCTGACAACTACGAGCGTGTCAACAATATGGATCAGTACGACGTAGATGCTAAGAGCTACGGCGTGAACGCTCCTAAAGTTTCCAAGGGCACTGATCCCTACGGTCGCGACGAGACCGAGACCAAGATGCCGACCGAGTCGGAAGAAATGCCGGACGACGAAATCTTCGCCGTTCAAATGACCAATGTAATGTCTGATAAGAACATGCGTGTTCTGCGTCAGAAGAGCTCTGATGCTCGTCCGACCATGGTCAAGAGCCACGATCTCCTCTATGCTGAGGGTCCTCAAGCTGACGAAATGACTGGTGAAGCCGGTGTAACCATTGCTCGCAAGTCCATGAAGGGCAGCAAGATGGTTGAGCATGCTGAGTACGAGACCGACGACGACGATAACTACGCAGATCTGGATGAACTGCGCAAGGAAATCGGCGACGGCACCAAGTCCAAGTCCAAGCAGCTGACTCCTGGCGCGATGGACACCTACGAGGATCCTGCTCAGATCGTCGGTCCCGACGGTGCCTATGCTGAGTCCTACAAGGGCGAGCCCAAGTCTAAGTCCAAGCAGCTGACTCCTGGTGCTCAGGACAGCATTGACGACCCCAACCAAATCACTGGTCCTAGCGGCGTTTATGGCGAAGCCTCTCTTGAGAGCCTGCGCGAGAACATCGGCGATGGTAAGAAGTCCAAGGCCAAGCAACTGACCCCTGGCGCCATGGATACCGTTAAGGATCCTGCTGAAATCAGCAAGAAGTCCGGCGGTGTTTATGCCGAAGAGCACGGCGAGAAGAAAGACCCCTACACCAAGACCGGTTTCGGTTCCACCTATGAGGAAGGCGAAGGCGATCAAGGCGTTGATGAAGGCGAAGAGGATTACAACGAGCTGTCCGCCGACCATTGTGGAATGGACTACGGCATGGGCTCCATGAGCCAAGCTCGCGCCGTTGGCTTCCCTCAGCAAATGTACGAAGAGCTGCAAGCTCTGAAGCACAAGTACGCTGAGCTGGAGCGTCGTCACTCGGAAGAGAAGATGATGCACCGCCGCCGTCAAATGGCCAACTTCGTTGAGGCTCTGTACACCGAAGGTCGTCTGACCGACGGCATCATTCCTGAGCAAGAGCTGATCAGCTACTGCGAAGGTCTGGAGTTCGGAACCATCGAGTTCTCTGAGGGTGAAACTGCTGCTACCAAGCTGCTGAACCTGCTGAGCAAGCTGCCTCCGATGGTTTCCTTCGGCGAAGTTGCTGGTGGTACTTTCCAGTACGCTGAAGAGTCCGATCTGGACCCTCATGCGAAAGCTCTGAAGATGGTTGAAGCTTCTGAAGGCAAGATGGATTACGTCGAAGCCCTGAAGAAGACAATGTTCTCCTGAGGTTAATATGGACCTTCTATCAATGGTCGGAATGGCCACCAAAAGGAGGTCCGACTACTTTGAACAGGCCAAAACTCTTGCTCGAAAATACAAAGAGCAGCCGATTCTGGAAGAACGGATGAAGGCAGAGTCCCTTGGCCTGGTGAAAGGATTACGCGACAAGTTAATGAGGTGGGACGAATACGAGCGCACTATGCTCGATAAAACTCTCACCTCCGCACTTGCCGCTTGCGTCCTCGGCATCAAAAACGACAAAACCGATCAGAAGTTGGAAAAAGTATGGCCCATTATCGTGGGTGACATGCTCCCGCCTCTTACAAAGTTCTTGGCAGAGACCAAGGAATATATTGACTCTGGTGTATTACGCTTAGGCGATCAAACCGTTGACTTTGCAGATTATGATCTGCTCGGTGCGGTCCCCGGAGCAATCGATCTCGATGTTGACGAGCTCGAAGGTATCAACCCAAGTGAGGAAGGTATTCTCGAAGCATCTCAGCAACGAGCCCAAGGCCGAACCTGGCCTTCTCTAGCGGATCGTGTTTCCCGCTATCTGGCAACTCCGACTTTCTCATTCTTCACTCTTGGCGAGTACATGGTAGCTCAAGACTTGGGTTACAAAGAAATGAGAAGGGTTGCAAAAGCGGATAAGAAAACCTGCGTTGACTGTAAAAGTTACGGTGAACAAGGGTGGGCACCGATTGGCGAACTGCCAATGCCTGGCAAAGGATGTCGTTGTTACGACCGGTGCCGCTGTTACATTGAATACCGCTAAGGGTAAAAACGGTTACTGCAACTGGGTGATAAAACCAGTCCCAGAGCAAACAAAAAACTTTGAAGTCCATTATTGTAGGATAAAAACATGGCTAATAATGCCGCTCCCATCTACGGAAAGCAGTACATCCGTTACGCTGAGACCTGGGAAGCTCCCGTCAACAGCCAAGCCGGCACCCCCGGTGTTGTTGATGTAGGCGAGCTGCGTTGCGTGACCTACGCAACCTGGGCTGGCCCTAACTATGCTTCCACCGGTGAGTTTTTCAACCCCGCTGTTGCCCAATCCACCATTGCTGGTGTGAACCAGGCTTATGTGCCCTCCGTGCTGGCTTCCCCCAACTCCCCTCGCCAGATGACCGTTGCTACCTCCGGTCTGCTGCTGGTTGAGCAAGAGTTTGGTGCTGGTGCTACTCCGTTCACCTCTGCTAACCTGAACGCCCCCCTGGCTATCAACGCTGCCGGTCAAGCCAAGCTTGGCGGCACCGCTGTTACCCTGGACGGCACCACCCCCCGTATTCGCGAGATCGTCACCATCGGTGGTCGTAACCTCGTTCTCGTCAGCTTCGCCTGATAAATAGCATAGGCTGGGCATCCTTGCGGTGTAAGTCCCAGCCCTGTGTGCACACATTTGAAGACAATCCCGTTTAACGGAGACTCCCTCCCATGATGAACCTGCAACAAACCTACGCAGGTGTAGATCCGATTCTGACTACACTTGCCCAAGGTTTCATGCTGCCGGCGACCAACATTGCGAACTTTATCGCTCCTGTCGTCGACACCCCCACTCGTGCTGGCCGCATTCTGCGTTTCGGCAAAGAGCAATTCGCCATCAACGACTTCCGTCGTGCATATGGCACCAACATTCCTTACGTTCAGAGCCGTTACGACTCCGAGCCTTATGCGCTCGAGCAAGAAGTCGTGGCTTGGGAACTGCCGGAAGAAGTCATCGAGAACGCTGGCGAAGGTCCTGCTCAGGTTGACCTGCGTGCGATCGAAACTCGCAACGCCATGTCTCGTCTGATGAACGCCTATGAGTACCAAGTGTCTCAGGCTGTCACCGTTGTACCTGGTTACAACCCTTACGAGGGCACTTTCGCTCCTGCTCCTCAGAGCGGCCTGGGCTTCCTGTCCTGGACCACTTTCAATGCCAACTACGGTACCGCTTCCGGGCCTGCTGCTTGGTCCTCTGCTACCTCCAACCCGATCGAAGACGTTCTGTCTCTGAAGCGTTCGGTTGCTAACCAGATCGGCATCCGTCCGAACTCCATGGTTCTCGGCACCGCTGTGTTTGACCAGCTGCTGACCAACCAGGCGATCCTTGAGCGTATCAAGTACACCACCGCTGACAGCATCGACACCGACATGCTGGCCCGTTACTTCGGTCTCGAGCGCGGTCTGCGTGTTGCTGAGGGTCGTTATCTGGCCGACGACGGCACCCTGCAGCCGGTATTCCCTGAGAACGGAATCCTGCTGTTCTACAGCCCGAACGGTCCTTCCGACTCCGTAATGCCTGCTGGTGGTGCTAACGCTGCTACCCCTGCTTTCGCTTACACCTACCAGCTGACCGGCACCCCTGCCGTTCGTCCTGAGTACTACATCCGTGAGCGTCGTGTTGTTCGCGCTGAAATCACCGTTGAGCGTATTGTTAACCTGGTTGGCCTCGGTGCCACCGGTCTGATCGGTTCGGGAGCTATGATCACCGACATCCTGTCCTGATTAGGAAAGGAACTAAGGAGGTGTTATCATGGCTATTCTTCGACCATTAACCAAAGCGCAGTACGAAGTTTCGTTCACTGCCATTGGTGGACCGACTTTTACAGCGGTATTCACTCAGTTCGGCGGAATCAATGATTCCTCTGATAGCAGCACCTACGCTAATGGCACAGGCAACCGTCTGTACCACGTGGTTGGTCCCCGTACGGCTGACAATGTCACTCTGACCGCTCCGTACGACCCGACAATCTTCAAGACTCTCGAACAGTTCTGGCTCGCCTACAACTGTAACCCCATCACCGTTACCATCACTCCGCGTGATTGTTCCGGTCAAGGTTCAGCTCCTGCTGGTGGCCAATACGTTTGCTACGAGTGTCAGTTCGTTTCGATCACCACTGCTGACGTTGATCGCGAAAGCGGCGATGTTCAGACGATCGAAGTTGAGTTTACAGTCAACTATTGGGAACGCACATAAGCGTTAACTACTGGGAGTTGACTCATCATATATCGACCCTGGCTTCGGCTGGGGTCTTTTTGTAAGTAGGGTAAAACCTCGTATATTGGTAAGCAGTGTCGTCGTATGGCCAAAACGACCTTTAGTTCCGGGGTCATTGTCACGAGTCAATGGTTAAACGGTGCCCAGCAAATCTATTTCGACGGCCAAGACCTCGACTGGCACTACCCGCCTCTCGGCCTCAACTCGCTCGTTCGGACAGGACCGAACGGTTTAGATTCCGCCTATGTCACTTTAGGCACCGATCAGCCCGAACTGGACTCGGCTGGTAAGTTTCTCTCCGGGCTCCCAGTTAGCGGCTCCAAGGTTGTTACCGGCTTATGGAACTTCGGATACGACCAGAATCCAGTATTAGCTAACCCTGCCAACGTTTTAGCTAATGCTCCAAAAAGCTACACGACGAACGATAAATATAACTACGCCAACGGGATCGTCAGTCCCACAATCCCTCAAAAGTTTGCCGCCCTAGTTGATGCAGATCTGGTTACCAAGCTGGTTCTGCTTGAGCAAATTGAACAGTTATTGGAATCACTGGAAATCGACAACGGCGTCTACGCATCTAGCTTGGGTCCGTGTCAGAACTACAGCGTTGGCGGTGGAAACTCCGACGTAGTCTGCCCACTCTGAGGAGGTAAACTGTGGCAAGGTATGCACCATTACCTTCTATCCCTCTTGACCCTCGTAACGAAGCTGATTTAGTTCAAGCGGCTTCGCAAAAGGTTTATCAGGCTTCAAATCAAACTCTGAACGACTTTTCAGCCGGTAACCCTCTAGCTGCTTTGCTGGAGGGGCAGGCATTTGCTCAAGGCGAGTTTCTGTTCTGGGCAAATCAGCTCCCACAGTCGATTTTGATCGAGTGGATCGGTCCTTTCTTGGGAGCAATGCGGCGCCTGGGTACCCCGGCTGTCGCTCGTCTTCTGCTTACTGTTCCCCCTTCAGACACAGTAACCGTCATTCCTGCGGGCACCGCGTTTACGACGAACGCTAACTTAACTGGCGGAGAAACATTTACATTCGTAACCGACCAAGAAGTTTCGGTTGCCCCTGGCGAGTCTTCGGTTTTTACTACAGTCGCTTCGCAGTACGTAGGAAGCGTTTATAATGCTCCGGCTAACTCAATCACCGGAACTTCTGCGATTAATGTCAACGGTTTGACCGCCACCAACCCTCAGCCTGCTGTAGGTGGCAGTGACGTTGAGACCTACGAGGAAGTTCAAGAGCGTTTCTTTACTTTAATCCGTCGCCCTAACCCAGTCAGTGCCCAAGATTGGCAGGACTTTTTCACTGACTTTTACGGGGCAGGAACTCTAACATCAGTTCAACCGAATCGCCCAAATCAGGGTACTTACAACTATTTAACAGACTATCTGAAACCCAACGGCCAAGTTTCGTTTTTTGTGCTCGGTCCAGACGGTGTTGAGTTGAACCAGACACAACTGGAGCGCGGACAAAACGTTGTCAACTATTCAGTTCCTGTAGAGAATCAGGGTCATCTATACCCCTTCACTCTTAGCCAGGTTCAATATGATATTACACTTGAGATTGACGCAAACGGTCAATGGGGGGCTAATACCAAAGACACTTCCCTTAACTTTCGTGACCGTTTATTTGAAATCTTGCGCCCTGGAAATGTATTTCCACCTTATACCGACCCAACAGTAAGTGACGTTGACGCAGGTTTCTACGGAACGTTTGACGCAACAACACGTTTTGTCGACCCTCGCATTAATGTAAGTGCTGCGTATAATACTCCTCCTCTCCTTGAGCCTGCTGCGGCAACTTACACTCAAGTTTACACTTTCGAACCAACTTCTGAGTTACTGAACCAGTACGACTTGGTACAGACTACGCTACCTGTTTCCGTATTCTATCCTGTCTTAAACTCCTTCACGCCATATTCTTCCGCCAAGATCGATCAACCCATCTATGGTAATCTACAGCTGCAACAGATTAAGTTTTTGGTGCCTGGAGAATACCTGAAAGGTCAGGTTTGCTATTGGGACCCTTCCGTCGGAGGAGACAGTCAACTGCATGTCATTCTGGAAAACCAGACTATCGGTTCTCAGTTTGATGTGGCTGGAGCAATAACTTCCGGTAAAATCTCTGGCGCGATGACTTACAGCCCTTGGGTTGTAGGAAATCTTTACCAGGCGACCACCGGTGGTGGGGTTTATGCACCACAAATCGTTCAGTACGATTACACCGCTGGCGAGTTTATTCCAGACCCTACCTCCATCATTCCCTTAAATAAACGGCCAGGAGCATTTATTTGGGTTGTATCGAACAACTTCACCCTGCAAGCCTCGACCAACGACAT